TGACCAAACTTTGCCAACGTCACGTCATCTTCCAACTGTGCCAATGCGGCAGGGTCAGCCGCCTTCTGCATGTCGGTCAACTTCTGTCGTGCATCAATCACGCCCTGTTCGGCACGAGTCACGTCAATGGACGCACGCACTTGGTCACGCTTCGCCTGAGCCAAATCTGCCTCGGCTTTTCTGGCTTGGTCACTGCCTGCGCCGTATCCACGAACCACTTGGTCAAAGCGTTCCTGCGCACGGGTGACTTCCTCGGTTGCCTTCGTCAAGTCCAGTTTGGCTTTCGTGGTGTCTTTGACGGCAGAGTTGTACGAACGTTGGTCTGCGCCGTAACCCTTCAAGGCACTGGTGAACTCCTTGAACTTTTCCGCCGCTGTCTTGACCGTCTTACCAACTTTGGTTGTATCCGTGTCGGTGTTCTTCAAGTCGTCCAACAACTTTTGTAGTTCTGCGTCAAGAGGTGCAACACCTGTGGACTTGGCATTGCCGAGAGCATTAGTAACAGAGCCGAGAGCCGTTTGCGTTCGCACTGTTTCGGCACGCATGACACGCATCGTGTCCACAAGGCGCAAGAACTCCAAGATTTGTTCATCAGTAGCGTTTTTGAGTTGTGGCACTTCATTGCGTAGGTTGTACAACGCCACATTTTGTTTGGTTATGGCATCACTGCCTGAACGCACAATCTTGTCAATGCGCACACCAGTGTCCAGATACTTGCCTGCCGCCTGTTCCAATGCGAGCAAACCGCCTGCGCCTGTTTCAAGGTATTGCTCAAAGTCTTGAAGGTTGAAGTTGAACTTTGTGAGCGTGTCAATGTTTTCCTTGAACGCTTCGTCCGACTTGTACAACTTCACCAACGCATCTGTTTGTGCCTCGCCTTCCAGTTTCAAGGCTTCCGCAAACTCCAACGTGCGGTCAGTGGCATCAGACTTCCTTTTGGAATAGATGCCATAGGCGAGAGCCGCCACACCAAGCAATGCCGTCACACCACCAGCCGCCATCAAGGCAACTTTGGTGGCATTGAGCGTGATGTTCAGAACTTCTGCGGCAATCTTCAATGCGCCAAGCACCGTTGTGTAGGTCACAGTGGCAACACGCAACGCACCAAACGCCAACGTGACACCAGCAACAATCTTGCCCAATGTGCCAAGCGACATGATTGCGCCGACACCTTTGCCAATCAGATACTCAATGCCTGCGCCAACGCCTTCCCTGCCGACAACTTGACCAAAGTTTTGGAACACAGGAATGACTTGGTCTTGCACGAAACGAGCGATGCTTGAAACCACAGGCAACAACATCGTTCCAAAATCTTCTGCAAGGTTGCCCAACGCTATTTGCATACGCTCAAAATCGCTTGCAGTTGCCGCCGCAGTGCCACCAACCTGTGACTCCACTTCCTGCAAAATGACTTTTTGCGCACCCAATGTGTCGTTGCTGTCAACCAGTTTCTTGATGAGTTCCTTTTGGTCCTCAGTGAAGTTGATTCCAGCACGACACAGTGCCGTGATTCCTTTTTCGGGGTCAGACAATGCTTTGCCGAGTTGCATTGCGGCGGCATCGGTTGAACCGAACACATTGCCCAAGTCCAACGACAGTTTGACGGCACGATTGAAAATGTCGTTGTTCTGTCCTGTCTGATTCTGAACCTGCTTGAACGTCAACAGCAAGTTGGCAGACTTTTGGATTAGTTCATCATCAACCGCCACCTGCTCGGACAATGTGCGTGACAGTGCGGATACTTCTTCGGCTGTTACACCAGCCGCACCACCTGTGGCGGCAATAATCGCCTCAGTTTGTGCCATGACTTTTGCTGATTCCACAGCGGCATCAACAAGTTTGGTGCCAATAACACCTGCAACAACCGAACCAACCGCACCGACTTTGGCAAATGCACCAGCAAACTTGCGTGCGCCAGAGTCCAGACTGCCCATGACCGACGCTGTTTTGGCACTGGCGCTGTCCAGTTTCTTGAAGTCTTTGATTGCCTTTGTGATGCCTTTGGAATCAAAGGTCGTAATGATGGGGACTGAAATAGCCACAACTAACCGCCAAACTGTCCGAGGGCGTTGCGTCCCTGCGTTTTCGTGAACGCACTTTGTTTCTCACGTCGCTCAATGCTTGTTTGCAACTGTGCGTTGATTGCCTTCTCCACCTTCTCCACAGCGTCTTTGATGTTTTTCTCCACAAGAGGAAGGTTGGAACGCACCGATTTCCACATGACTCGTGATGCTCTGCCGTACTTCTCTTTTTCAAGATTCTTGACGAACGTACCGCCACGATTCTTTGCGCCTGCCATGTCAAAAATCATTGCGCCAGCGTTCTTCTGCTGAATACGCACAACAGGCCATGAGTTGGTCATCTGGTTTTTGCGTCCACCGATTTTCACGCCAACGCCCTGTCGGGCTTTCTTCACGTCATAGTGAGGGAAGGCACCGCCACGCCGTTTGCTGTTCTGTGCAGGACGCATGAACCCTGACAACACGGACGTTGGAAAATCGCCTTTGACTTTCTGCACCAACGGTTGAGACACCTTGCGTATGTCTTTTGTTGTTTGGTTGTAGAGGTCACGGTCAACGTATCGGAGAGTTTCAAGCACTGGCTTCAAGCCATAAATGGAAACTCCGACCTGCATCATGGTGCCAATCTACATTCTCTTGTTTGGTTGCTTGTGCCGCCATTGCGCAACAGCAATCATCGTGTTGAGCATTTCCTCGGATTCATTCAACAACGTTGCTGGTGCAATGCCTGATTCCAATGCCAGCCACGCAATCAGCCAGTGGGCTGATTCTTGTCCAAAGGGACTGGTTCCTCAGTTTCGTCGTCAGTCAAACCAATCGTGGCGACTGTGCCAATCCAATCAGGGTCAAACTGCATTGTGTGTTGTTTGTTGCGCTTCTCACTGTGCCATGCAAGCCATGCCAAATCGGTCAGGCGGAGTTCCTGCTCAAACTTGGTGACACTGCGATTCCATGTGCGCTCAAACGCCACAAAATCGGCAAAGACGGCATCAACGTCTTTCTTGGTGCCATCGTTCCATTCAACGGTCAATCTGATTTTCATTCGCTGCTTTCTTTCTGATTACGGTGTGGTGGACTTTGTGATGGTTCCGCCCGTGAAGGAAACGCTGGTCATTGCCAGTTCACCGACTGCACCAGCCACAGGAGTGTGGGCGGCAAGGAATGTGCCAGTGAGTGTGTAGGCAGGGTTCGTTGCCGAGGTGGTTGCACCGTTTGGCTTGATGATGAGCGTTGTGGTTGTTCCAACCAACGGGTACAGGACTGCTTCAACACTGTTGGAAGGCGATACGGCAAAGTCCTGCATCAACTCAATGTCGCACGAGTTGTTTTGGAGTCCGCCAGTGAACTTGTGTCCAGAGTCTCCAAACGCCGTGATTTCCACCGAGTCCACTTCGTAGTTCAGCGTGACGCTGTTGGAGTGGTCGGACAACACAGTGCCGCCAACCGAAATGTACGCATTGGTGAGAACGAGAACAGCCATTGTTTTTCCTTACGAGGTTGCCTTGACGAGCGTGCCGCCCGTGAAGGAGATTGAGGTCATTGCGAGTTCACCAACTGCGCCTGCAACTGGCGTGTGTGCCGCCAAGAAGGCATTGCTGATGGTGTAGGACGGGTTGGTGGACGAAACGGCAGAGGACGTGGGCTTGATGACAATGGTGGTTGTCGTGCCAACAAGCGGATACACGGTTGCTTCCACGTTTGAGGCGGCAAAATCCTGCATCAACTCAATGTCAATGCTGTTGTTCTGCAATCCACCCGTGAAGGTATGTCCGCTACTGCCAAATGCCGTCACCTCAACCGAATCAATCTCATAGTTCAGCGTCACGCTGTTTGCGTGGTCGCTCAATGCAACCGAGTTGATGGTGATTGAGGCATCTTTGAGAACCAAAACAGCCATGTCACTTGCTTCCTTCTGCGTCAGACTTCGTGGACTTGGTTGCTACGGCTTCAATAAAACCGCCATCAACCAATGCGGCGAGGTTATCAGCCGACATGTCGGTGGGAGTGACGATTGCGCCAACTTCACCGAGCGTGCAACGGTCACTGATGACCTTGAACTGCTGTGCCATTGTTTCTCCTTATGTGTGAACTGTGAGTGTGAACTGGATTTGCAGGAACTCAGCATCGCCAGTTGTCAAACTTGAAATGTCTGCCGATGTTGAGATGAGGCTTGCCTGCACCACACCACCGAGCGTTGTGTCGGCTTCAATCGCCGCACGCACACTCTTTGCGCCTGTTGCCGACAAGTATTGGTCTAGCAGGTCATGTGCCGTTCTGTCTGTGTATCGCCCGACGATGCAGTGAATCAACCACTCCATTTGTGTGAGTGCAGTGCCGTTGCCCATGGAACGGTGATACACAACCTGCGTGAGTTCTGGGTATGCCACAGGTGGCGGATTGATTGCTTCGGGCTGGTAACTGTACGTCCGCAAGCCTGAGATGGTTGCCAGTTTCGCTTGGATTGCTGTCGCAACTTGATTGACGGTGGCTGGTGTACTCATGCAACACCGATGATGCGATACGGGGCGAGAAGGTCACGCACGTCAGGGTCAACAGCACGGACTTGGATTGCCATGTCTGCAAAACCAACCACGCCGAGTGCGGCGTTGTATCGGGCGAATCCACGAATGGACAACAGGATTGCGGCTTCTCGCACGTCATGCGGAACGTCCTGCCAACCCCACTGTGCGGTCACCTGCACCAACGCAGGGTCAGGGTTGTATTGCAACGGGAACGTTTTGCCGCCGATGGCAACAATGCGGCGATACGGACGACCATTCAAGCCTGCGTCCAATGGTTCTAGTTGATAGTCCGTGCCTTGTGTCCATGTGTTCTCAAACGTTCCATCGCCGTCATCATCAGTTTTGACAATGATGGTTGTGTTTGCCATGTCTTGCACGGACACGTTGTATGAGTCCACAGGGTATTGGCTCACTGCTGTGGAGGCAGTCTTGTAGAACCAGCGACCAGTTACGCCGTCAATGCGACGTGATGCGCCTTCAATCGCCTTCTCAATCAAGCCATCATCAGCGTTGTCTGTGAGCCGTAGGGCTGCTTTGACCTCAGCGAGCGTGCAATAGCCGTTGCTGATTGCCACTGTCAGCCTTTCTTGCGCTTCGGCGCAGGCGAAATGACGGCACGTTCCTCAACGGGTTCAGCCGTTGCGGTTTCTTTTGTCATGTATTTGTGTTCGTAGCCGAGTTCACGCAATGCGGCATCAACCGCCTTGACTCGCTCAGGCAGGTTGCGCATCTCGTAACCGTGACGCTCAACCAGTAGTGCTTCAATGTGTTTGTTCATGTCTGCCTCTCATGTGAAGTGGGTGGCGACCCCAACGACCGCCACCCACTCACAATGCCGTGTGTTGGAATCAGAAGGTCGGAGTGACCAGACCCGTTCCGTTGATTTGCGCCCATGCGTTCGGGTAGCGGTTCGCCGTGTAGGCGTTGTATCCGTACACCACGCACAGCACGTCCAGTTCAGCACCCTTGGTCTGCTCAAAGCGCAGGTACATGGGTTCGCCTGCACCGTCTTCCCACAGGTGAAGTTCCTGCAAGTTGCCGATGTAGATGGTGTCCTGATTGGTGCCTGCGCCCTGTGCGGTGGAAACGTTGGCATCGGTGATGATGGGCAGACCAAACATCTCGTAGCCGCTGTTGCCGTATTCCACTGCGCCGTTGCCCGAGGCAATGCCGTTCATGTTGCGTGCCGCAGGAACAACCAACGGACGGTTGGTGGTGTCAAGCGATGCCATGATGAAGGCAAGACGGCGTGGGTGCATGATGATTGCGTTCGGACCAGCGTAGAACGTGGTCTGAACCTTCTGAATCGCATCAACCATCTTCGGGTACAGTTCCGCAACCGACGGCGAG